TGTAATGCTTGCCACCGTTCCTATGTAACACCCATCCATTGATCTTTGCGATCTTCTGGAGTTGTTTGGTTGTCATGGAGTTAGTGTAGAGAAATGGGGGTGTGGTAGGATGGGGGGTCACCCCTTGGGGGTCACCCCTTGCCCTGGTAGTCTGTGTGGAGACCTGCCAACTCTGCGGCGCTGAACCCATCAATGCCCCCTGCTGCCAGGGATGCGCCTAGGCGGTCTTGACGGTGGGAGTTGAGTTGGGGGCGACCCTTCACCACGTTGGTGCTGACCCATACGGTCTGGCGGGTCTTGAGATCGGTTGCGATGTTGTAGAGTGCCATGCTCGGTTCGTTTGATCTGTGGTTAGTCTAGACGGTCTGGGGGTCAGTCCCGATCGCTGATGTTCCACTCTCCCCACTGTCCCTCGGGTGCCTGGTAGGTCCCGTTAGCGACGGCATCGCGGATCGCTTGGCGGTGTGCCTCCTCACGGGCGAGGCGCTCAGTGTAGGATGCCATCACGGAGGCGATCAGTTCGTCGTGAGTCATCTTGGTTTTGTTCATGCTGTTAGTCTACAGGGTCGGGCGGCAAGATCGGGGGCAGACTGTGCCACCCCCTCAACCGTCACAGCTCTGCCATCATGGCGTTCATCTCGTCAGCATCAATGGCGACGCTATCCCATGCCACGCCATCCTTGGTTTGCCCGAGGTGGCGACCGATCATGCCATCCATCATGCAGCGCACGAACTTATCCCAGGGGGTCTCATTGTCGCCGCAGTACTCTACACATGCCTTGGCGGTATTGTAGAGGAACTCATCATTCTGAACCCACAGGGCAGCATTCCAGGTTTCGTAGGTTGCCCAACCGTTGTAGGTAGGAAGGGTGGCGGTTGCGTTGGTCATGGTTCGTTTCGTTTCGATGTGGTTAGTCTACAGGGTCAGCGGTGCCCTCAGCGGGCATAGGTGGTCACTTCGGACGCTGGCACACGGGTGACCGTGAGGCGCTTCCACCCCTCGATACGATAGTAGCGGATCTCTTCAATCACGGCATTAACCACGTTGTCATGCTGGCGGGCCATGCCCTTAGCAGTGGTTGCCTTGCGACGCTTGCGATACTCTACAGCGGTGCTGCCATCGGCACGGTCCAGCTCGACACGGTAGAAGGCGTAGGCGGTCATGGGTCGTTTCGTTTGAACTGAGGTTATCCTACAGGGTCAGGGCATCTTGCAGGCGCCTGGGAGGACACTGTTGTAAGTGGCACACCGCTTCTCGGTTGCCTCGTTGACTTGCTGGACAGTGAAGCGGGCAGCGTCTGCCACCACGAGACCAGCACCAACAGTCAGACCAGCGAACAGCAGATAGGCGAGAAGGCGAGACATGGGCGTTTCGTTTCGATGTGATCAGTCTACAGCCCCAGACGACGCATCGCCCAACGATAGACCAGTTCGGCAAGCGTCCCTTGCTGGCGGATCACAGGCAGGGAAGGCATGGTAAAATGTGCCATTGTGTCGTTGTGAGTTGTTGTTACTTTGTGAGTGAAGATCAGTAGTCGCTGAAGATAGCAACTTGCCGATACTTCACTTCACAAGAGGTGAAATCGTAGCGCAAGTTGCTATCGTAGGTTGCCTGCCAATCAATCACCAAACCATCGGGAACATCCATGGTTTCGTTATAGTAATCTTCAGCGAAGTCTGCCTCAGATTCGAACCAACCACGGAAGCGTTCATCGCAACCTTCGATGTAATCAATGCCCTGTTCTTCGATGAGAGCATCTACGGCATCATAACCGATAGACTCACCACAGCGGCAATATTCTTCATAATGGGCAACAAAATCGCTCTCGTCGTGCTCATCAATGAACTCCAACATGTCATCGAGAGCATAATTCTCTTCTAGCAATTCATCAACCTTCTCAACAGTGTCAGCGTTGAGAGTTTCCTTGTAGTTAGCAGTCAAGGTGATGGACATGATGTAAAGAATTGGTTTGAGATGGGGTGCCGATCTCCCCTACAGCAGTGAAGGATCTTACCTAGGACCTGTCCGATGTCGGGTGGTTTCGCTAGGAGGGTTCGCTTCTGAAAGTATTATAGGGGGTGAGGGGGGCAGATCAACGGGGTCTGTGCCACCTCTTCAACTGTCACCCCCCACCGTAGACATAGGAGACAATGCCAGCAGGATGATTCACACCCTCAATGACAGTAAACTCTCCATACTTATCGAAATCATCAGCATGATAATCACCAAACTCTTTGATGAAGAAAACCCGAGCATCTTCTTTAGACTCGGCAGCGATCACACACATGCCAGAGGTATAATCAGAAAGAACTTCGTTCAGGATGTACAGATTCATTGCTTTGTTGTTCATGAGACTAGTATGGCAGCAGATGGGGCAGTGTGGGGGGTTTGGTGGACAGTTCGGGGACTGTCACATCCCGTTCAGGAAGTCTGCCAATGCCTCTTTATAGTCTGCCTCAGTCTCAAAGGTCCGACCATGGATAGTACGGGGGTACTGTGCCTTAGGGGCAGGCGCCTTGCTGGGCTCCTTGCCCTGGGCGATGATCTGAGCGATGTAGGGGTTGTTTGTCATGTAGACATTATAGACACAGGGGGAGGCGATCTGTGGCAGTTGGTGGACAGTGCCTCAACTGGCACACGGGCGGCTGACCAGTTAGCTATACTTCCAGCAGTTCGGGATAGTATTGCTGAACCTCTTCATTCAGCTCTTCATCACTATACTTATCGTATCCCTCCATCATGTAATCATAGCAGAGACACATCACAGTTTTGAGATCCATGTCATCCAACATCTGCTGGACAAGTTGTTCCTGAAGTTCTTTGCGATCCATGAGTTTGTGTTAGTTAGTGGTAAAATCAGTTTGCTTCATCAAAACCAGAAAGATCCCATCCTGGTTCTTCATTTTCTTCCTGAACTTGCTTCCAATCTTCTACATCGAAGATCTCACCAGGCATGTCAGCGATTTCATCCCACATTGTCGGTTCGTTTCGTGTTGACTTTTATAGTATGGCACCCCTCAGGGTCATTTGGTGGGATACTGTGCCACTTCATCAACTGGCACATAATCTATCTCAACAACGCACCAACCTGACTTATCACTGACAGCATCAGATAAGGCATCTTCATTATCAACATTCCACACAGTCTCAACATAACGAGATGCTAACAAGTCTGCCGTCTCAACAGCATCATACTCATTCCAATCTTCATCCTCAAGGTAACAATCAAAAACGATGTGAGTGATCTTCAGGTTCATTGGTTTTGTGTTGATGTTGTTAGTATGGCATCAAATTGTGCCAGTTTCAAGTGATAGTGGACAGTTCAGAAACTGGCACAATTGAACTTGACTTGTAAACTATTCTTGAGTAGTGTAATCTATCTCTACAAAGGTATAGAAATCATCGTAGATATCTTGATCACTATATCCATTCAAGTTATCTTCAAGCTGTTGTTCTTTCATCTCTTGATACATCTCTTGAATAGTCATAGTTAACTCCAAGTGTTGTTAATAGTATATTATAACATATGAGTTATAATTTATAAAATATTAAAAATCTCAATATTTTTAATTTATTGAGATTTCTAATATTTTGAGATTTTACTAGTTCAGACGCATACCAGAAAAGAAAGGAACAGTGACTTTCTGATTTTTACAATCAGTGAAGGTAACAAACCAGGCGAAGTTCTTCTGGAAGACACCATCACCAGGGCAACCATTCTCTGCCAGAATAGCATTCAGGCGAGACTTGGTGGTGTTGGATTGCCAACCACCATCAAAGATCTCAACCCAAGTCTCACCCACACGAGCAATCAGATTGCCATGCAGGAACACATCAGACACATTGCTGCAGCAGATCACCTCAGTGTTGGCAGACTTCCAATCCTTGCCTGCCTTGATAGCGGCGTTCATCTGGCGTTCGATCTTACGCATTGGGGTGAATTCCCGACGACCTATGTAAGATATCAGGGATCAGGGGGCAGTGGGGCGATCAGTGGACAGTTCAGAAACTGTCATACCACTCATCGTCTTTGGTCTTGAATTTGGTAACTTTCTTTTTAGATTGCCTACGAATGTTCTTCACATCGTAGCCGTAGTCTTCAAAATCATCGTCGAATTCTTTAAACTTATCGTTGCTGTTGTAGCGATAGTTTTTGTTGCTCATTGTCTTGGGTTTTAGTTACTCAAACTGTGTGATTATTTAGATTGAACTAGGACTTTATCTTTGATCTGTTGGTTAATAAAACGACCAACAGATCCACTAGATTGTTCTAGTTCAATACCAATGAGTTCTTTACTCAAATTCTGTTCAAATTCTTCTACATTTTCACAGTTAAATGTATATTCTTTGTCAATATTACTATTATACACCACTTTCACTACATTTTCTTCAATAGTAACACTATTAATAGCTGTACTATTGAAATTAGTAAAGGTTTTAGTCATGTGTGTGTTAATCTTTAACGTTTAAGGGATAAAAAAACAGAAAAACTCAAAAAACTTAAAAAACTTAATTTCTCAATTTTTCAAAAAACTTAAAAAACGAGATTTTTGACTTTTTAAGATTTTGAGTTTTCCACAATTTCCACAGGTTGTGGAAAACCTCAGAGGGACATCGCCTTCAGCATAACCACTTTAGCATACTGTAGGGCATTCTGTCTATCACCTGCCTCGTATGCTTGAATGAATTCCTCACAGACTTTCTGATTGTCCAGGGCAATCTTCTGCTGAGGGGTCAGGGGTTTCTCAATAACCTCAGTCGTGGTGAGCATTTGTGTGTCTCTCGATTACCTAGGTAGTATAAGGCACCTAGGAGGTCCTCTGAGGGGTTTTGTGACACTTTGAGTACTGGCACACCTGAACTTGACTTTCGATAGGTTACACGCTAAGACAACAACACCTCCGCTCGATTCAGTTCTCTTCCTCTGTATCACTCGGTCATACTATATTTTTTTAACCATTTATTATTATTGATTCTCAATAACCTCAACCTTATTGAGAACCCTTGGTATAACTAGCGCGGAAGCACCTTGACAACAACGATCGTAGATCGTTTTTACTTGTTGATTCTCAATATCACTCTTGTTGAGATGATATAATTGAGGCCATGTATCTCGTATGATTTCTGCTAGTTTGTAGGGTGTATTCTCGTCAATCATTCTTCTTGACAACTGCGATAACTTTCTTATCTGGGTGTAAGTATTTAATTACATCTCTAGCATCATCATAATCAATAGCATCTTCTACTGAATAATAACATACCATCTTGTTGTTATCATCCCATGCTTGTACTTCGTATGTCATCGTTTTTTCTTTCTATCTATGACTTCTACATGTGATAGGAATTCTTTTGGTGTTTGAAACCAACGTGCTTGTAGTTCATCATACCATTCATACTGTTCTACCTTACCATTTGTTAGATAGAGTTTATACTTGTGTCTATCGTATGGTTGATTACATGTTTGAGTGAATGTCATTTGAGTTGTTCTAATTCTTTTGACAGTGTGATGAGATCATTTCTATCAAGAACCTCTAGATTATTCATGGTAGATGCCTTGTATGTTTTTACATGAAATACTAGTTTGCGTAGGATAGCAGCTACAAGTTTATTTTCTGTATCTGCCCATGTATTTCTTTCATTCCATACTTGGTCCATGAATTGTTGTGCTCTAAGTGTCATGATGAATGATGTTGTAAATGTAATGATCGGACGTTTCGAATGATCGTTTGTTCTCTACTGAATAGACTGTGGTATCAATTTCGTATCCAGGATTTTGTGTGAGACGATTAAATGTCCATGAACTATCATACCATACAATTCTATTATTTGGGTATGCGTAGTAATTACCTGTTTCCACTTTGAATAGATGGGCACATTTATGTTCTGGTGTTTCTGAGAAATTAAAATCAGTCATGGCTTTGTTTTCAAATCCCCAGTCAAGAGTGAACATGTATTCACCTTTCACTTTTATGTTATCAGGTCGAATGAGTTCAGCTTGTAGTCCAGCAAGACGATTTCTGCGTTGAACATCAATGTAGGAAGAGAAACAATCCCAGTACATGATTTGTTCAAGTGGTTCTATTTCAGCATCTGGTTTCCAACAGAGGGAATGAAGAGGTCTACGTGTCCAGTTCACACCATTTTCTAACAACACTTCAAACAATGGCACACGCTTTTCAATTGAGGCAACTGAATGTACATTACACAGACTGACTTCTTTGTGTCCTTTCTTATGATTATACAAGAACTCATTGCGAACATAGCAAGTCCAGTCTGGTAAGTTATGATTTAAATATCCCATTCTTCGTATCGTGTATTAATTCTACCATTATTGAGAAAGATGTTTAGATGACCAGTTCTGTTGTCTGGGAAGTAGAATGCCATCCATACATGTTCACCTTCATCCATCACTTCATAATGGTATGATTTGATGTTATCAAGGAGGAATTCGTCTGGATTAAAGAGTGTTTTATCGTCCATTATGAGTAATTAACGTGTAAGTGTGCTTGCCAGGTGAAGAATGGTTGATCTCTACGATTGATTTGAACCTTTACATGTGGTGGAATAAGTTCTGAATACTTCTCCAGAAACTCTCCCTCTGTAAGTTCATCAAATCCATGTAGATAATGATCATCAGGAACAAACTTTGCAAATCTTTCATATTCACGATCTCGGTCAATCAATGGATAATTACGACAGATTTGTAGCCAATACGATCGTCCTTCACCAGTGGCAAAATAATCAATCGCAAAGAAACGATAGAATGGTTCGTCAGTCATTGTCCTACACTAGAAATAAAGATAATAAAAGCAATTCCCACCACAGCAGCAAATAGAATATTCATTCTTTTGGTCCCCAGGTTTGTTTTACTCTATTCAGAAATGAAATGGATTGTTGATACAGTGCTTCAATCAGATCTTCGATATCTGTAATGGCAATTTGATTGTATTCTTGATTGAGATATTCACACCGTAGGGCATCAATCATAGATTGTAGAGTAATCATCTGTTGTTGTTCTGGTGTGACGGGTGTGCCATGTGGCAAACTGGCACATTCCATGTTGTAATAATCGTTGTATCGTTGTAGAACACGGTTGCTCTTTTCCCTACGCTCAGCTTCTTCAAACATGGCATCGGGGTATGGTTCTTGATTGTTCATCAGTTGTTTCAGTCGTTGTTTACCGTATTCCGTGAGTTCATGTTTCTTTGCGCGGAGTTCATCTACTTCTTCTTGTGTGAGATTCACCCACGGCATATCTTCGTTTAATCCCATGGTGCTTTGCGGTTCATAATTTTCCTGATGCTCTCGATTTGTTCTGGTGTTGGTGGTCGGTTAATCATCTCTACCAGTCTATCATAAGCTTCCTTGGAAACATAGATCTTTTCAGGGTTTTCAAACATCTTCTTCCACATTTCCTCCTCTGAAAGTTCGTTTGAATGTTTCCCAGGCTTGATCATTTGCTTTATCCTGTTCAAAAGCAAACCGATAGTCATTTTCATTCTGAATAGCATATTTAATCTCCGCTTGTATCAGAGTGCGTAAAAGATCAATTTGTTGGTCAGTCATGATTGGTCCTCATCAAATAATTTTCTGCCATCTTGATACCATCTAGGTTGTCACCCAACATACCAATGCCAGTGTTACATTTTCTACAAATCCAACCTCTGTATTGTCCTGTCTCATGACAATGATCAATCAACAATCCATCAGTTATTTTACCACAACAATCACATTTGTTTGGTTTGGGATGTACTTTTTTGAGTGCTTTGACTTCTTGTTGATGTCTCTTGGTACAACTCTTACAGTATGGGCTGAGATTATCACCCTTACAACGGTTCACACCAAAATGTGACAATGGAAGATCTTGTTTACAACCAGAACAGTATTTTTGATTAGTCATACGGTTGCTGTGGATCTTTTTTCCAAACTTCTTTGTAGATAATCCAAGGCTCTACATTTGTTTCCATTTGTGCTGACCAGTGCATTCCATTCTCATCAACAGCATCAAGATAATGAATGCGTGTCTTAGGATCAATTGTGCGTGTGACAGAAATAAACTTTACTTTGTTCATAGTAAATACACCATCTTTCTTTGCTTGTTTCATAGCATTACGGAGACCTTCATTCACCTGCTCTGGTGTTTGTGGTGTTGGTTGATATTCAGTCATTTCCTATCACCCCATAGCTGCTCAAAATGCTTACCATCTCTACCACAATACATCTCAAAATCTCTGGCATTTTCACAACTTTGACTTTTTTTGTCTCCAGTTATAAAATCACCAGTTACGATGGGATTATAGCACCGATCAAGTGAGTTGTTCCCAAAAAGATGACCCAACCAGCTTTTCCTATAATAGAGACAATCTTTACATAGTTTACGTTGTTCAGTCATTTCAGTTCTTAAAGAGTTTGTAAATTGCGTCTGCTACTGCGAGTGCCTCTTCTTTTTCCATAGTAATGTGAGTATGTCGTTTTCCATCTTGCCAATAGGAAATAGTACAACCATCCATACTGGTGACAATATTTGAGTCTTCAACTGTGTAATACCATTCCTCATCAGGAAGGATGTTGATACAGGTGCTGGTGTCAATTGCCATTTGGAGTTCCTTTGTGTATGAGAGTATTATAGACCAAAAGACCACCAACCTCAAGGGTCAGTGGTCAGTTCGTCAAGTGTCCATCAACCTCCAACATCAGCAGAAACAACAATAGGTTCTACATCACTACAAACAACTTCTACATTCATAGTTGCCATAATCTCAATAATATCATTCATAGTTCGTTCTCTGGTTTCTGGGGTAAATCCACCACTAAAATTTTGAATTCGCAAACTATGATTGAGAGTATCTACAATCACCATCAAATCAGCAGCACGTAGTTTCATTTCTCATCCCTCCATTCAAATCCCATAAGTCGTTTCACAAACCAACGAAAAACTACATTTGGCTTCTTGTCCATATAAAACCTATAATTTCCACCATCAAGACCATAATATCCCACACCAGTATTTCCTCTGACCACAAAGGATGCGTTAGTGCTAATGGTACTACTCACACCAAGAGTAGAGTAATCTAATTTACCTACTGTAAGTTTGAGTGGGAAACTACCATATTTTTTTGCGTATTCAATATCCTCAATAATCTTGGTAATCTTTTTACTAAACTGATACTCTTGATAGTATTTAAGTTGTGCGAACTTATACTCTACATCTTCAATCTGTTTATCAATCTTCTTATCAAACTCTTGTTGAATTTCTTCTAATGATTTGCGTGGATACTCAAACTTGAATTCTTGCGGAGGATTTGGGATAGTGAAGTATTCTTTGAGGAGTTCATACTGTTCGTTGCCTTCTTCAGCAGAAGCATACAAGTTCATACACTGAAAGACATTTCGCACATCTTTGAGTGTTTTGATTTTACTTGTGTCTAATTTATGGTTTAGTCGGTTTTCAGTCATTTCTCAAAAAGTTTTTCAAGTTGTCGTCTTTGTTTATTCAGTTCCTTAGAGTTCTTTCTTTCAAAAGCAAATCTGTCTATATGTCCGCAGATTTCTTTTTCTTCTGCGGTCATATCCATATTATGTTTTTCTTTCAGGATAATAATAACTTTCAAATCTTTGAGAACACTATCTGGAATATCTAAAAACTCTTCGTAAGTCATCGTTCAGCAACCACGATAAAGTCATTCATAGAAATACTCCTCTTACTTTTAGCAAGAATACCTTGATTTGGGAAATAAGGAACTGCTACAAGATTATAGAATGGTCTCAACTGCTCATAGAGAGTATAAAGGTGTCCGTCTTTCTTGTATCGGTAGAGTTTCATAGTGCCTCCAGTTCCTCACACAATTCTAACACATCAGCACACATAATCACACCAGGGCTTTGCTGGAGTTGGTTGATAGTTTCACGGAGAGCAAGAATGAGAGCATACTTCTCAGTCCTTTCTGAATACTTTGGTTTCCACAGGAATGCTTCCCAGATTTTTTGTGCTCTTTCAGTCATTTTTCTTCCCGATTGCTAATAAAAACTTTGAGAGTTCTTCCATCATCCTGAAAAGACAACTCTACCTTATTATTGTCGTCCCAATTCACATAAGACCTTCCATCTTGGTCAATCACTTCTACACGGGTTACTTTATCAGTTGAGTAAGTCATACTACCTCACACATAGGAAAGATTTTGGTTCTTGTTATAAATCCTGGTTTTGTGTATTTTTCTCTATAATCTGCTGCGAATACCTTTGCTTCTTCTCTTGTATCAAATGTTCCAAAGTATCTGTGAAGTGCCTCTACACCCTCATATTTGTTATAAAGTCCCACTATCCACTTATGAGAATGTTCTGGATAAGTATCATTTTCATCAATCCAATCGTAGTATGCGTCCTTATTCATTCCACCCCTCAAAGTATTCTGTGAAAAAGTTGAAACTCAATCCAACATCACCAAACTGAAAATCTGCTCCAAAAAGAGAAGAAGAAGTAAAAAATGAGAGCATGATGTGTAATCCACCATTACTATGGACTAAACTACTGGGGTTCTCATAATTCACCCACAGTAATGAACGATTGTTGAGAATACCAAACTGCCAAGTGCGGTCAGTTTCACCATTATCCTAAACTTTTTTGTCGTGTTGAAAGAGTTTCACTGTGGGTCTCCAATAAGTCCAGTAGGTCCAAAAGTATCAAATGTAGTATCTTCCATCCATTCCCTCAAATCAACGATTTCATACCAATCATTACTATACTTATCTTTAGATAGTTCTTCCCATTTTTCTTTTGCTTCTTCTTCGGTAGAATAACAAGCAACCCAATCACCAGTATAAGCAGAAGGGTAATAGTTGTCCCCAACAATCAAAAGATAAGGTTTAGTCATCGGTCAAAGTATCCAGAAGGTTTGTAATCACTAATGTATTGAGTTTTTAGTTGAATATCAAATGGGTCAATATCAGGGTGTTTTTCTTTGATGAAGGTTTTACACTCATCACGGGTAGAAAAGGCACAGAGAATGTTTCCATGATAAAGTGCGACTTCAATTGCTTCAATCATTCTTCATCTTCCTCTTCATCACCCTCCCAGTCAATCTCAACAGTTTCAAACTGCTCTACATTAGTGTAAGGCATAGGATTTGCGGGTCCTCCCATCTCATAATGGATTTTATCAAACAATTGTCCAAGCACTAAACTCTCAAATCCTTCTTGATCTGGATAATCCTCCCAGTCCTCAAACATTTCAGTTGTGGGAGAAACTGTGAGAGTTCGGGTGTAAGTTACTGTGACAGCTTTGAGTTGGATTTTCATTCGTACTTAGCCTCCACTTCTTTCACACGTTCCATAAAACTATCCTCACCATGATCACCCGAATACAGATAATCAATATGCCTCATAATCTCTGCCATCTTACGCATCTTGGTAACCTGCTCTAACAGATACTCACAAACTTCTGGTGAATATTCGTGAGCAAAACCATACTCATCTTGCTCAAAGTTGTTACATACTTCTGCTTCAAGTTCATCAGCAAACTGTGCTACCTTGTAGTATTCGTAACCACAATCGTTAAAGTGTCCGCCGCTCATTCTTCTTCCTCCAGTTCATCATCTTCTACAGGAAACATAGCATTATACTCTTCATCAGTCAAGGAGAGCATCTGAACAAACGCTCCATTCTCTTCTGCCTCAAAGACTTCATCTTCATATACCATCAGGTAATGGGCAAAATCTTCTGGGCTGGTGCTAGCAAATTCAAGCACACCATCAATAATACAAACGTAGTTCATTTGGTTTCCTTTAGTTCCTCAACAAGATTAGCAAGTTGTCCAACAGTCGCCCAAGTCCAGATCTTGGGATCTCTCTTTACAGCGATGGTGCGCCCATCTTCAGCATCGTCATACCACAGTTTGTCACACCATTCTTCATGAAGATCATAGCTCAGATACTCAAGGTCTTCAAGAAGATCAAAGATGTGATCAGCAATAAACTCATGCTCAATCTTGTTCTTTACTGTTTCATACAGTTCAAACTGTTTCTCAACACTCAGATTTTCAATACCATCCAGAGGAGTGTAGTTCTGTACAGCAAAGTACAGATACTCCAGTTCTTCTTTGGTGAATTCAAGACGGATCATTTACGCACCTCGTTGATGATAGCAACCAGAAGGATAATAGCAAGAATAGCAAGAACAATCAAAAGACTGATCCAAATGGGAGACAGAACCCACACCCACGGCCAAGTAATCTGACCAGTCAGTTTGAGAGCAATAAACAGAATGGTCAGCCAACCCGTGAAACCCATACCAGAGCGAGTAGAAGTGTTGTTAGACATGGTTGTTTCGTTGATGTAGTTATTATAGGGCAAAGCACAGAGCCCGTGACGGACCCTGTGCCAGTTGTCAAAGTGTCACTTGTTCATTTGTAAAGTCGGGACAGGCATACCACCCTCGGTAGGAACATAGATCGTAACGTTACCATTCTTACTACCATCTTCCAGACCAGTAATATACAGATACTGGAGATACTCACGGTTATCTTTCAACGAGTTACCGATGATCTGGTTTGCTTTGGCAACACCTTGAGCACGGATCACTTCAGCATCAGCAAGCTGTTGGGCACTATCTTTCTTTGCTTGTGCCTCAAGAACTGCCACCTGTCGGGTATATTCTGCCTTCTGAAGTTCTGCTTTACCTTGAAGTGATTGTGCCCACACATTATACAGCGGACCAACCACAGCGTTGATAACTAGCAGTGAGAGAAGAAACGAAACACCAATAATGGTGGCATTACGCATCGTGTTGTCGGGTTTAGTTCGGTCGTTCATTCGTCAATCTCCATAATTTCAATAATAGATTTGATCTTTTGTAAATTTTCTAAGTGTTCTGCTACTGTATCCCACTCTTCAGATAACCAGTCTAAACTGTTATCTTCAAAGTTAGTTTCTTCACGTATCTGCCATGATAGATCTTCTAAATCTCCTTCACATTGCTGAATAAACTTATCAATGGTGTCAATGAGATCCATTATTCTTGTGGGGTTTGATTAGGAACTGGGGGAGGTGGTGGCGTCACTGAAGGTAGTATAGCAGGTTTGGGTGCCGTCTGGGGTGCTACAGACACTTGTGGAAGTGGCACAGGAGCAGGGGGATTAACGTTTGTTGCCTGCTTTTCTAATGTAGAAATCTTTTCTTGTAGCTCAGTGATATGTTGTTCGTATGTTTGATTTACTTCTTCTGCTGGTTTTGTTTGATTTTCGTTTGCCAGTTTCCATCCAGCAGCACCAGCACCAAAGATACTGGCGAGCGCAGCAACAACAGAAATGGTCTTAGTAAAACTCATTCGCCCTCCTCAAAGTCAAAGTATTCGTAGATTGAAGACATTACATGCTCTTCAAGCGATTCAAGGATAGCACCTTCACTCGGGCTATCATTGTGTTTAAAAGCACGATGATAACCACGACGCACACCTTCTTCGATTGCCATTTCTAAGATAACACGGGTTTTAGGTTTCATTCTTCATCCTCCACAACTGCCCAACGATTTAGTGCCTCACGGATAGTTTTCCTAACTTCAGGATAAAGATTGTAATACCCTCCAATCTCATCCCAAAGTTCATCAATTTGTTTATCAGTGGGAATGTTAGTCACAAGATTACATCCTTGATTTCAGTGATAACTTCCCAGTGTGCGTCAGCTTTATCACCGAAGCGATTGCTACCAGTGCGAGTGCTGACCCAGAAGAAGTATTTGCGGTTTTCGGAAGCAAGAAACAACTCACTGCCAGTATCCTGCTCTACAATACAAACAGGATTATTATCCATGGTATTAGCTAGACGGTTCTTCGCCTTGCTGCTTTTGGGTTTGACTACTACCTTTCGCATTTCTAAGTTCCAGTTTAAGTTTGCGGATACCAGTAATGAAATAAGCGAAGTCTCGTGTTTCAGTCACACGAGTTTCTTCACCACACACGCCACATGTACCATTCCAAACAGATGAACAACCTACAGAATACACACCATACTTTTGACCACATTCCATACAGGTTGTGCCTGCTTGTTCAAGTTTCTTCAGTAGTGCTCGTTTTTCTCGGATAGTAGTCATCGGGGAACTTTTTGTCTATGAGGTAATCATACAGCAACTGGGCGAACCCGTAATGGGGTCGTATGCCAGTTTCTAAACTGCCACTCGTTGCCACCATCCACATCATATCGAGGCGTTTATTATCAGGTATCGGTTTCGGGTTCTCCATCATGATCTTCTAACTCCAATTCATTTTTTAGATTTTCCATGACTTCATCCATGGAATAAGTTTCTACTTTACCTAGCTCAATGTCCTCACACATCTGCATCAGGTATTCAAGAAACTCTTTGGGATACACATCATCCTCGTTGAGTGATGCCCAGAACCATTCAGAACACTCTGCTTCTGGATCTTCTACTGTTCTTGGCAGAGCATAACTGTCATAGTTGGATGTCATCAAATCAGCCCAGATACGAAATGTCATTCGCATACTCTGCCATCCTGTCATCCAACAGTGTCCAATCCAATACTCCCACCAATTCATAGTGGTTTTTTTATTTGCTGTTCCTCTGATTGGTGTGCTGTATGCCATTATCGTGATGTCCCAGGTAGGCTTTCCATCTTCCATGTGTAGGTGAGAAAGTCAAGATCAAGTCCAAACTTATACACCCAGAATATAAAACCCACCACACCACTACTACCAAATGTGAGTTGAATGTATGGCCAACTGGGATAGTCATTCCAAGAGAATGACCACTGTAGAAGTGATCGCCTCTTGAGAGGTACAGGAAAGTGCTTATTAAAATTCAGCAGTTGGAAGTACCATGTACCACCAAAATCTTCTGCGTATGTAAATCTAAACAGGTTTAGTCTTGCGCGTGAATAACTCATAGTCCATTAACCTACCATATTTGAAATGTATTTTAGCACGGGGCCAGTCTTCCCACGCGCCACCCCATGTTGATGTGTAGACTTCAACATATTTGGTAATGGGATGTAATCGGATTACACCATGCTTACCGTTTGGCACCCACTCAAAGTTCAACCATGCTCGCTCTTCATTATACTCTGGATCGCCAGGATTATATATTTTAAGATCCTGAGTGTGGGAATAATCAATTACATACAAATAACCAGCAGGATCTAACCAGTATTGGGTCATGGTGCCACCAATACCTTCCTCGATGTCTTTAGTCTGACACTCTACATTTGTGAGTTTTGGTCCTAGATCAAATGATGATCTGAAGTAATCGAACATGCCCATGATAGTTACTCAGCGTGATGTGACACAAGTTACACTAATGGCAGTATCTTTGGTTGCTTCTGCCATCTCACGATATCCAAGTCCAACATACAATTGTCCAGCACATACAGCTGCTGCCATGATGCCCCAGAACACATAGTACCATCTGGACTTTACTTGCTGAATTGTTTGACGAAAGGGGCGCTCGTGGATGGTCTGCCCCTTGTCGGGGCTCTCAAACACAGTTTTCATCGTCTTCTACCTTACGGAGTACAATATGGTCATCTTCAATAATCCATTCAAGCAAATCATCTTCTTCCCATCCAAGTTCATCGAAGAAATCCTCGGGAATGGGCATCAGCAGATCACCATTCTCGTCTTCATCGAGAGTAACAGTATAGTCGGTAGTCTGGTTTGTATCGTTCGATGTATTTTTTAGCATGGTTTTCACATTGGAAATAACAGGTTTTCTTTTCGCTTTGGTCTTCTAACCGATATGGGAATGTATCCACATATGGGAACAATGAAAGATCAGAAGAATAAACGAGGGAGGCGGGGGTCTTCTTCGTCTTTGCGGACGAAACCTTGGGTGCGGTTGATTTCTTGCTCTTTTTCGACTGCGGACTTGATGGCGTCTTCGATTTTGACTTGCTCGTTGTCAGGGTCGTCAGATTGTCTGAGAGCTTCTTCGCAGTGCGAGCGGAGACACTCGATGAAGTCTTCTTCTGTCCAGTCGTTGAGGACTTTTTCTTGGGGGTCGTTTTGGTCCCAGTCAATTGTGAACGTGCCATCAGAGTTTTCAGTTACTGAGATTGTCATTTGCTTCTTCCAATGCTTCTTTAATTGCTGCCTTTAGATCACGATGGGGAATGAATACTTCATCAATCTCATCTTTGTATTCTGGTTTTTCATGCTTGAACATGGTGGATGTTTGAAAAACAAGAGAGCGTGTGATGTCATTCATGACTTCAAAACATGACCCAGGCAAATTAGAATAGTTGCCATTACCTTTACCATACAGCTCCTCTCTCACTTTGTCAAGCATATATTTGTATGTGGAGAGATTATCATCAAAGATGCTGTAATACAGAGTTTCATCTTCAGATGATTTAAATTTAGGAAAGTCCATTATCATCAGGGTTTTTGGGGTTTTTAAATGTGCCGTAGTTGTATGTGTAATACAGGAAGTTGTTGATACTACGGTCAATACCTAAGCTTTCTTTGACTGCCAACCAACTCTCATACTCTAGTTGAAGATCTGGTCCCAACTCAATCGTTACTTCCATTTTCCTCTCGTTTCTTTTTGATTTGAAAGAGCAGATCTTCTGCTAGGGCATGATTGTCAGTATTATATGCCATAATATAATCTAGAATTAGAGACCTGAGTTCAGGATCTAATGGATTGGTAGAGTTCTCCAAGTTCATCTGCGTCAAAGAATAATGTAACTTCATTATCTAGTTGCTCAGGATCCAACCACTCAAAGAACTCGTCAGCAAATGCCAACGCATTCTCCACTTGTTCTTCAGCAATCAGTTGTTTGAAACGGTCACATGCCCAATCGTAAATGTCATCACGATACTGGGAGATCCGCAGGCAATCTTCGTTGTTCATTTCTTGAAAAGAGTAAGTTTGTTCTGGAGGTGGTCGTAAGATCTGAATTCTACATCATGTGGTAGCGATCTGGCAAGGGCAGCAGCGAACTCATTAGGAAATCTACTGAATACACGCCAGTATTTGGCATTCTCCTCATATGTCAGATCTTGACGAGGAGAGACGCTGATACTATACTCACCCATCGTATAACGATTGGGGAATGGTTCTACAAGCGTCTGGATGTATTCAACCAGCGGATTGTATTTCATTTGATAAAGACCTCCAAGTGTTCTTCTGACAGTTTAGCAATCTCTTGAAGATGATAAGCTACGTGAGCAATATACTCACGCTCTTCGTCATCTAGATGATCCCACGCAATATCGTATGATCCATCCCAATCAACGTTGCCATCTTCAAGCACAGGAGCACCGTAAATGGCATCTTGGGGATGATCAATAGCGTAGGCGTTGCCGTTAGTAACGATGTAATGCATGGTAAAGACGAACTCTGTAAGTAATTTAGCAGGGCGAACGCGGAATGTCAAGCATCACCGCATGTACAGGTAACCGCCTGCCCAATCACACTTCTCAAGCATCTCTTCACGCTCGTTGATCACAAGCAGATTGTAGCGCACACCTTTAGCAGGAGCTTTCAGACTGGCAGGTTTGTACACATAACCGTTGGTCTTGTCAATGAAAGCATGGATGCTATCACGACGACCGTTGATGGTCATGAAGATTTTGTGATACTTACGACCAGAACTATCCAGTTCATAACCGTAACCATCGGGAGCAACTTGCTGGAGAGCATCACACAGCATCAAGCAATACTTGACGATGTTAAGTTGAATAGTGTTACGAGCGGTTTGCTCGGAAGCGAACTGGGCGAAGGTGGTGGTCATGGGTGGTGTCCTTTGCTGATGTAATCAGTATAGGGTGGATCAGAGCAGTTCCAGGGCTTCGGGTGACAGTTCTTCAACTGGCACATCGCTGTCCCAGTCATGCTCAGAAAGGTCTAGATCATAACTATCCAGTTGATCCAGAATGTAACGGTCAAGCAAAACTTCTTCCATAATTAACCAATAATACGATAACAAACAGTAGCGTTACCCTTGCGGGTGGATTGAATGTGCGCGAACGCAGCGTATGATAAATCTAGGTCGGCATGAGAGTAAGGTCCACGGTCATTAACACGAACAATAACCTGCTTGCCGTTGTCTTGATTAGTTACCCTAATTTTGCTGCCCATAGGCAAATGAGGATGAGCTGCAGTCCAACGATAAGCATCAAACCGTTCTCCATTAGCGGTTTTTTGTCCATGGAAACCATCGCCAACACCGTAATATGTAGCGATGCCACACATCAAAGCGGCAATAATCATTTTTTCTTAGCGTAGATACAGTCAGGATGCCCGACAGGCATAGTAGCACACGCTCTATCGTATGCTTCAAACATCTTCTGATCTCGTTTGATCAGCATACCATTCCACATCAGAATGGCAATAACAAGAAAGAACCAGTGATAAGTTTTCATTTGATGTTACCTTCAGCAATCTGGTTGACAACGTTGCGAGCAGATTTCATGAATTGAAACGGAGTGTAGAGACCCATATCAACATAATCAAGAACATCAGAACCGTTGTAGGTGTTGACGATCAACAGACAAGCATCGTACAAAGCAGCAAGATGTTCTTCCTTGGAGTTAAATTGGAGAGCGTTGTAGGAAGGAAGCATTGGTTTGATTGATTACTTTGTAAGTATAGGGTCAATCCAGCTCGGACAGGGCACTCTGTAGACAGTTCCACAACTGGCACTGTACAGCGATGTCATCCACGCCATGGTGCTTTGCTGTGCTGCGAGCATCACGGGCATCGTGACCCCACATCAGGTCAATCAGAAACTTGATCTGCTGGGTGTCTAGGGTCACGTTGGTGACCACAGAGGGGCAAGGATAGGTCATAGGGGTTAGAGGGGGGTTACAGGCGCTCCTAGAGGGATCTCAGAGCATTCGGATGCTACTCGGTCATGAGCGATTTGGCAATAGTGCTGGTCAAGGTCAACACCAACGAACTGGCGCCCCAGGCGCACAGCAGCAACACCAGTGCTGCCAGAACCACAGAACGGGTCAAGCACCGTGGAATTGACAGGAGAATAGATCTTGATAAGATATTCCATCAAACTCAGTGGTTTGACTGTAGGATGGTCGTTGCCTTCACCTTTCTCTTTGCGTGTGGCACGAGGAGCATAGAAATACTTTTGGTGCTCTGGTTCTACCTCACCAATGATATTAGATGGATAACGACCAGCTGGATTAGCATCTACTGTACCACACTCAGCACCAGAACCTTTGGTGTTACCATCACGACCAAATGTACGGCGACTGGCACCACCTTTTACCCAACCAGTGGGAGGTTTCTTATCCCATGGCACACGGGTATTCTCAACATCAATGAGACCACATCCCCACTGCTCAAAGTTATCTTTGAGAGTGCCAGAATAAGGTTTCTGTGCTACAACGATCGGTTCATGTGCTGGTTTCAACCGATTATGCTTGGGCATCTTCGTGGTAGTCATCCACATAATCTGATCTTTGATTGTAAAACCAGCATCTTCAACATTACATGCCAGACGGTGATACAATTCAGGTGAACAGAAAGCTAGGCAAAAAGCACCAGGACGAAGTGTACGAAACACCTCTTGCCAAATGTCTACACTGGGCACAGAATGATCCCAGTGATCCATACCCATGCCATAGGGAGGATCAGTGATACATGAGTGAAATGAATTCTCATCATAGGTAGAGAGAATTTCCTGGCAATTACCAGTCAAAATTGAGAACTCGTTGTTCACAGTAGGCACGTTGTTCATGAGTGAAATAGTTAGTTTTTGTTTTACCGCCAGATTGAGTATACATCGCCCGCATGTAGAAGTCAAATCCACGATCATCTTCAGACCACTCATCATCTACCTGATAGGTCTTTAGAACAGCATTAAGATCTTCTACAAGTTGAGCATACATCTCACGCTTACGATCAGAAACTACATCGTCAGCAAAATAGATGGTAGTTTCATTGTACTTTTTACTGCTAAAGATGTAGACTACACCTTTCTTAGGAAGACCGCCGTTGTAGGTAGGAAAAGGTTGCTGAGAAGATTTACACTCAATGTCTACAGTTTTACCAGAGGGAAGATGAACGCGAAAATCAGGAGAGTTTTGCTCACCATTCGGTTGATAGTCATACTTGTAACCAAACTTATCAAGCAGCGCACGAACTTGCTGCTCATGAAGTGGATTATCTTGAGAGTTAGATTTGTATGGGAGGAGCAAAACCTCTTGCCAAAATTGTTTCATGATTAAACGAACTGAAGGACGCTAGGACGTAAAGGTTTTAGGATTTGCATGGCACTATAAGGTGTGGTATCTTGAATGTCAACCACTTTGCCAACAGTTTTAGCATTTACTGGCGCATAATAGCACCGTTTCTTTGTATCATAGAAACCCCAGATAGACTTAGGAGTTTCATCAGTGTAGCTAAACTGACCATGATTACAGATCCATATAGCAACCATGTTACGTTTATGTTCTGTAGTCTCGTAAGAGTATCCGTGCGGAGGTGTATGCGGAAATTCAAACATTTTTATTCAGATGCTCACGGACACAACCGACGAACTGTTGCCATTCTTTTTCTGAGAAGTTGTCAGAAGCATAAGGGATGCCAACAACAGCAGCACAATGGCGACGGATATTTTCTGGAGCAACATAAGGATCTTGAAGAGCGGTGACAGTAGCGAGAAGAATGCTAAACATCAGCAGCACACCATGAATTTGATACGGGGAGAAGTGTTAAACTTGGTCACTTGATAACCATACTGATTGATACGCTCATCTGCTTGGCGCTCCATATCACGCTTGCTGATCAAACGCTCGCTCATCTCCGCACCATCAAACGAGGTGACTTGAACAAACTTATCAGTCATACCAGCAGCAGGGTAAAAATCAACCTGCATGGCGCCTTGGACGAGTTGCATCGTGTGTCTCTCGATTACCTTGTTATTATGCCACAAAAAAAGGGGTCTTGACCAGACCCCTGTGCCACTTGCTCAACTGTCCCCAAATACTGGGTGAATTTCAGTTTTAGCATGTTCTGTCATGTTAACATGCTGCTCCCACAAGATCGCATCCTCTAGATTGTAGAAAATAGCTTGTTGTTTTGCCTTCTTGTTCTTCTTTTGTTTGATCCACACAACAGCGTACTTCATTCCAATGCTCACGAAAAACTAGTAAATTTGCCTGATACCTACCATTATGCTTGGTTTTATCAGGAATGTCAAGGAAACAAATTGTGATGTAATCTGAATCAATAAAATTGACCCATCCACGAGTATTACGATACTCTACGAAAGTGCCATATTTAAGTTCCATCAATTGATTTCTTCAAAAAATTTGCGTGTTTGTTTTTCTGCCTCTGGCAGTTTGAACCACTCTCGCATGTTATTAAGATCAGTAATTTGTTTTTGTAGTTGATCTATCTGTGCTTGTAGAATTTGAAAATTATGATCATTGTTATTTTGCATCATCAGCAGATTTTTTACTGCCTCTTTAAACTCTTCTTCAGTCATAATGGCTCAGTTGTCGTGTCAGTTCTACATCAATACCGATCAGTTTAGAATACAAAAATTGTTCGTATTCATTACCTTTCAGCAATTCAACGAGGTTATTTATCTGCTGCCTGGCAAGGATCAGCTTGATTTTCTCATCCATCAGTAGGAAGGATCACCTGGGATGTCATCATCGCATTTTTCGTCCCTGGGTTTGCCATGGACCAGCAGCAGGGCACCCTCAGCTTTCTCAGCGAAGGTTTTGTGATAAGTGTTCATCTCTACGATGATGTCACGCAGATCGTTATAGAATTCTAGGATAGATGTGTTAACATCATCCAAATAGTCATGGACAGCATCAGTCAGACGATCTTTACGCTGCTCACGGTAACGTGCTTCCCAATCTTCTTGGATTTCGGGGCGTCCTTCAACAGTAGTCATGGTGAATTCGTAGGGGTTCTTGAGTTTCATTTTAGCACAATCATTCGGTAGGGGCAATACCTTTGACAAAGATGGCATCAACCACACGCTGAAGTCGCTTCTCGGTCTGCTGACCATAGTTGCTGAACACAGGCACGGTGACGAAACCAGTCTTCTTACGGTAGAATTCCAACTGACCAGCAGGAATTTTACCAGATTGTATATCAGCAGCGTCCTGTTTGTCAAGTCGGATCACACGACCGATGGTTTGCGCCATCTCGATCACAGGCAGGTTACGCAGCAGGATACAATGGGTCAGACCAGGAACGTTGATACCCTCAGACAGAATGCTGTAGTGGAACATGATAAACTTACGGCTGGGATCTTTACCCCAAAGGTCAAGAGTGTCAAAGAATTCTTGACGACCAACCTTTTGCTTGTTAATGTAAGCACCATGCTTGCTAGTGATGTGAAGCACATCATAACCACGAGCAGCAAACTCTGCCATCACATCAGTGCTAGAGAGCAAACGCCACAGCACACGAGTGTTAGGAGCAGCAACCAGGATCTTCTGAGCACTATCCTCATCAAGTTGCTCTACGATATCAATCAGAACCTCACGGTCATTCTCTGCTGCCAACAGAGACTTGTGACGCTCGATGTCAACAACGTGGGACTTGATGGTAGGAGGAATGATGCTACCATTGGACACAAGTTCAGGAGCAGGAACGTTGATCAGTTCCTTACCATAAACAGCAGTGTTGTTCATACTGATCTGACCACCACGATACTTAGGAGTGGCAGTAAAATAGTATGCGTTCTTGGCAGTCAACGAAGCAGCAGCAACTTCTTTGTAGAAGTCACGACGAACGGAATTGTGTGCCTCATCAAAATAGATCAAGTCAACATCAATACCTGCTTCGTTGATACGACGCAGAGAATTGTAGGTGGTGAAGATAATCTGGTGAGAATTGGCAGCTTTACAGATGCTATCGTGAATAACAATCTCACGAACTTTGGTGGTGTGATGGCAATCAACCTCACCGCTGTGAACGTGAAGCACAGTAGCATCAACTTTGCCGTTCAGTTCAGACCAGAACTCTTCATACAACTGAACTGCGAGCAGGATGCGAGGAGCGCACACTACAACGGTCTGAGGGGTCTGTGCTGCCTGAAGGCGACGCAGACAGTCAAGGATCATCACAAGGGTCTTGCCGCCGCCCGTGGGGCAGGTGACACGACCGATACCAGCAGTCAGCAGGGCATCGAGCATACGCTGCTGGTGGGGGCGGAGGGTCAGGGTCATGCGGTTCGCTGTTGGTGAAATAAGTATAGGGCATGAAAAAGGGGTCCGAAGACCCCTGTGTGACAGTTTTTAAACTGGACTGATCAAAAATACATACGAAAGGGTTCAGTTTCACCTTCAATTTGATCCTTTACCCAAATTTCCATGTTGAAATCATTAAGCGTTTTACGATAAATGATATCTGGATTGAGAATATTTTCAATTGGTTTCAAAGCACTGTCACGACGAAGTTCCCACTGATTCATAATCTTTTCTCGGAATACTTTGCGAGAGTTAGCAATCTTTTTGGATTGTTTGTTAGACTGATTATACAAGAGAACCTTGATTAACTTTTCAGAACCATATTCTTTCTCAACTTCACAGACTTTACGGGTAATATCATCAGCATATTTGGAAAGAAATCCACTATTATCTTCAATAGCTTTGACAATATAAACCGTAGTTTCAGTCACAGTTCCATCTGGTTGCCACTCTTTAGATTCTTCAATAAAATTGTTGATAGCATCTTTATCAGTATCATAAGACATTTTGTTAGCAACAGTATTGGGATCGCCAAGTTCCCCTAAAACATCAGTGATAATGCGGTTGATAACAGATTTGTTAAAACCATAACGCTCTTGAACTCCCATATAGTTAAGAACTTCACCAACTTGCTGTCTATCTGGAGAAATATCTTCATTTTTAAAGATACTAACAGCAGCTGCTACAAAGTGGTGATCCTTGGCATCATCTTTGATCGGACCAAAAACATTTCCCCAGACACCAGCCATGGTAAGAATGGAATCTGTAGAAAACTCATTTATCATATCAAATCCTTCTGGAAAGACCCGTTCATATTGAGCAGCGGGAACATCAATAACAGAAGAAAGTGCCTTAAGAACTTTTAGCGTGTGGCGACGATCAAAAATCTTCAAAAAACCTTTGATGTTTAAATACGGAATAGGAAGAGAAGTTCTATCCCATCCATCTGGCAAAGATCCACTAAGACCAGTAATCTTAGAATCATCTGTACCATACATTCCACGAACAAGATTGTCAGTTACTTCCAACAAGTTCTTTGAGACCATCTCAAAGCATACCAGTCGTAAGAAGGGAAATTTTACGAAAATATCATCATCTGCATCTACACGCAGATCTTGGATACTAAAAGTACCCCATTCTAATTGTTTTGCCATTTGGAATCTCCAAGATAGAGCATAAAATGCTCCGATGTACAAACTAATAATAACACGGTTTTGGGGGAGTGTCAACCCCCCGAACGATAAGAGTTTCTAATCGTCCATACAATCCACAGAACCGATGTCGCACACAGGAACTTCATGCTCACCAGCAATCAGATACCAATGCATGAGTTGACCGTGATATTCTGGATGTCCTTTGAAATGCTCAGGATAGACACGTTCTCCAATATACTTCAGTTCAGTCTCAGGAACGTTATGCTCACGCAACATCGCTTGAAGTTGTAGGTGCGTGAGCTCATATTGTGTGGGGACTTTCATTTGTTACGAATGTTGAAAGAGAAAATAATTCTTTCAGAGTCAGACTGTACTGGTTTACATTGATGCATCAACACAGATGGGAAAAAAGCAATGTCTCCCTCTGAAACTTCAGGAACAAATTCTATCACATCACCTTCAATGAAGTCAACATATGGGGCATAAAAAGTTGTTGGTTTATGATCTTCTTCAAGAGAAGCATAAAATATGGCACTATATCCGAGAGCACCATGATTATGAAGAGAATGATGACCTCCTCTCAAATATTTCTGAGCCCATACGTTATGAATTTCAAATTCTCTGGGATATATCTGATCAAATTCTTCCAGCGATGGTTTTAATAGATCAAACAACACGTCAGCATATTGTGGAACAATCCCATTCTGATGATACTTATAATAATCAGTAAAATGTCCATCTCTTTCTTCAAGATCAAGAAGGGAAAGGACATCATCTTTTTTATCTTTCCATTCATTCACAGTGTATGTGAGAAATGGTATCACAAAAGCATTTGTTGTAATCATTGTCTATTGTTTCCTGGTCGCAGTGCTTTGTTGTCATATTCAACAACGCCATCTTTTCTTACGATATAACATTGATACCAATATGGTTCACCTTCTTCGCCTTCTGGCAACTCATCTCTGCGAGGAAAATAATCAGTAACAAAATCAAATGCTACATCAGCATCACGAAATTTGATGTATCCATAATATTTCAATCTCATGTTTGAAATTAACTCTACTGGTACATCTTCTTGAAATTGATAATAATCAATTACAGATTCTTTTACAAGATCATCAGCAGATTCAAGTCGAGGGTTTTCAAAGTAAACAATAGCTCCATCAAAGGATGCGGCATATTCTTCTATTTGATCCCAATCTGCTGCTTCATCAAGCATCTGTATGTTCATTTTTATTCTCCACTTTCTTTAATTTATAAGCAGCGGTAACACGAATACCATAAAACTCTCGTGATGTGTCTTCAGCATAATGTAAAATGTCCGATGGAAATAAGATTGCTGATCCTGGTTTAGGAAACACAGTGTCAAATCTGCCATCATCTTGGACAAATATTGTTTTACCTCCCCAGGTTAAGTCCCACACTGGATTACAAAACAAAACAAATGTGTAATCGGCATCATCTGTGTGAGGAGATCCATCAAGTCCTCTAGTATGACCATTCAGATAATAATCAAGAATTTCAAATTCAAAGGGAACTAATATTTTAAGTTTTTCTGGAATTATTTGATCAAACATTGCTGTTCCAGTCACATCCATTTTCCAGAAACGTTTAAATGGCGTAGCAGTATCACTAGCAGCACCAAAGAACCATCTTGGACGACTGGCAATACGATCTATCTCATTCATTTCATCTTTGGTGAGAATTGTATCGTATGATCTTATATCTGTAAGTAATGACATATTAGTTTCTAAAAATACTATTTCGTTTGATCATACCCATGCGAATTAAATCAAAATTCACAAGATCTTCCCTTTCCATTGATCCTTCGATTTTATGGTAAAGTTTATTAAGTTCAACCAAATAATATCTCATTGTGGGATCAACGATTGAACTTTCCATCCAAAACGTTAAACACTTTCGGACACCTTTGGTTACTGGATTTACCCCATGAAGAAATTCGGTTGGATAAACTAGAGCTTTGCCTGGTTCCAACTTTCTTTCAATTCTTTCGGATCCAATTTTAATAAAATGCTCGCCACCTTCATAGTCATCATTTAAATTAACAACAACTGTGTAATCTGTTCTAGTTCCCCACATTTCAAAGAAGTCACTATGATCAGCATAGTGATTGCCCTCTTCATATTTTAGCATGAGAGATGGGGAACATTTATTTAAAATGTGAATTTTTGAAATTTCAGATTCTCTAATCAATTTATGGACGGCAGCATTTACCATCTTATTGATTTCTATATTTTCCTGCTCAGAATTGTGCTTATATTCTTTGTTTTTTGGTCCAGAAATAGCACCATCAATAAACTTTCCTGAGTCAAATAGACTCAGCATTTGCCTTAGTTTATTTTTGTCCAAAAAATCATATTCATAGATCATTATTCTTAGCTCTTTCGTTCAAAGTTTCAATGAAAAAGTTTACAGCATCTTTGTAAGAGTTTAATACATTTGGAAGGGGAGCACACATGTTAACAACATAATCATATCCGATCAAAAATTGTGTATCAGCAGAATATTCTTTCCATGGGGAAAACATCACAGTTTTTTGACCCTTTTCATCAACAGATTGTTCTCTCATTTTAAATGGATATACTAGATTATAACACACTTCAACTGGTTTATCTTCAATCATCTCAGTGTGTTTTTTTACATTAGCAATCACTTCCTCACCAGTTACCAGAGTGAGAATAAGAATATTGAGTTGTGTTGTCATAATCAAATGTTATTATTTTGAATTGTTTCTAATAGGTTATCCAACTCTTCTTGCGTTTGAGCAGTGGATACGACAGGATTATTTGTTGGAGCAAAAATAGCATCAGGATTTTTAATCTTGTAATAGTTTGCTATCTGAGCTGTAATTCTCTTGGCATATTCGCTAATGGTGGTTGCTGTGAACACACCAAATTGATCTTCTGTTTGGAGATATTCTTTCTCAGAGTTTCCTTCAATTCTCTTAAATGTTGATTCAAAGAAAACTGGATTGATTGGAAATCTTACATCGTCAGCATCTTGACCAGAATAATCTGTTGGAATATTTCTGAGTTTTTGTCTGTAAGCAGACCAGTTTGCTTTACTCTCTTCCGATAGTTGAGCATCTGGCATTTGTGTCCAATCACTATCATCAAGCATAAAGTTGCGAATCATTCTGATCCCTTCCCAGGAAACTTTATTCCAACGACCATATTCGTTATAAATTTTTTCCTGAATAATTTCTTGTTCGGTATCTTGATATTCAAAATACTTTTCTTTTAGAAGTTCGGCAATTTCTTTAACTTGATCTGCCGTTGGTTCTCTCCATTCATAAGTTTGCCATTTTCTTTCACCTGTTTTACGGTCAAGAACATACTTCTTCTTTTCAATTCCAAAAGAACCATCCGAAAAATAATTCAGATAAATGAGTCTATCTCTATCCGAAGACCAGAATGGAAATAATAAATTTTGAATTTTATCATTCCAATAATCTTCACCAATTACCAATGTTTTACCATTGACAATCATCATGCGCTCTAGAGCATTAACTTGAATTACTACACGTACTTCTGACATTATTCTATGGGAGTTTTAGGAACCAGCCTGTCGCAATATATTTATCATGGGTGAAGACAGTGTTTCCACGATGAACATGTGTCATACCAGCTGGCCAAATTAATAATGTTCCAGTTGTTGGTTTATATCTCTTTTTCTGAAAGAGAAACTCTGTCTCTGCCTCACCATCTGGCATATCATTTAGATAAATCATCCAAGCAAGTTCACGATTTGCTGCTCTAAAACTAGAGTTTTCATAATGCCATACATGATATCCACCGCCAGGGGGGGTTTTTTGTAATTTAATCCCAATCGTCTGTATGTTTATTCTTGAAATGTGATCGTATTCAGTCTTGTAGTTTTCAAAAGCAGTATTAATGTACTGATATAGATGTTGTGACAGTCTCAAATCAACATCATCAAGCATCATTCCAACATCATTTCTTCCCAATTTTTTCTCTGCAAATTGATCTTTGCCATGCTGTAAAAATCCAGGATTTGTCGTCAAATATTTTTCAAATTGATCTACAATTGCGGTACACAACTCATGGTGAACAAACCTATGGTAAACTCCAATAAAATCCTCATATTTTCCATTAACTTGTTCTGGATCACAAATGTGTCCACAATCTTTACCAAGTAGCATCAGTACGCACGAATAATGTATTTTACTAGATGATACCTTGTTAAGAGAGGAATGTCAATCTCTGGTTGTAATTGATAAGTAACGTTTAACTTTACAGCAGAGGATAATGTAAATTGTCCATCATTAACATCAATTCCAGCAGAACTGATTGGATTCCCCTGTGGAGCAATTACTTCTGTTAATGATTCAACACCAAGATCAACTTTGCCAGATGTTGTAACAATTGTGGTAACTTCCCCCTCAGCATGGTTAAATGTGACTTTTGCTATCCCATAATTATCATTACTGCTATTTCCTGAAGAAGACCTATCTTGTCTAACTTCTAGTAATAAATTATTAACTTGATAATCTTCTGGAATCGAAACAGTGGCATTCGCCCAAGTAGTAGATCCAGATGGAGTAGAAATAGTTCCAAGCTTATTATAACTTCCGCCAGAATCATTGCTAGCAAAAAGTTCTAAAGGTTCATTTGGAACTTCCCCACCGTTGCTACCATTCCCTCTTATAACTTGGAAAGTCACAGATTCCATAGGAGTTCCTTTAGGACCAGTTGATGAAGCATTGATTTCAATTGTTCTTGCCCATCTATTTGCTTCATTGCCAACGAATCTCAAATATTTGTATCCGTCTGGTGAAACAAATCCACCAGTTGATCCAGATCCAGTTCCAGATTCAATATAGTCCACACCAGTACTTGCTCTATCAAAAACGCCAGCAGTTACAGAAGTGCCACTGCTGCCACCACTAGTTCCACTAACTTGATAACCAACAGATGCTCTTCCAGAAGTATTTCCACTACCAATGACTACAGATCCAGCACTGCCATTACCAACATTGCTGAACTGTATTTCAAAGAAAGCACCAGATCCACCGCCGCCACCACCTGATCCATAAAAAGTTTGATTCTCCGTAGCCGTAAAAGTGACAGATCCAGCCCCACCATTTGCGGTTTGACCCAAACTGACAACACCACCATTACCAGCTCCACTTTCGCTAACAAGAGCTGCTGTTGGACCAGTACCACTATTTTTTACTGCCGACTGTCCTCTAGCCCCACCAAATCCATCTCTACGAGCATTAGATCCACCACCGCCACCGCCGCCGCCGCCGATACCAGATCCAATACCAACTCCACCACCACCGCCGCCGCCGCTGGCGCCAGAACATTCAGAGTTCGCACCATTTGCTCCAGTACCAGAAAACAAAGAACTTAAACCTTGTACGGCATCCGTAGAATTAAGTTGACCATTTTGATCGGACCCCTGTGCTCCATCACCAGCACCACCACCAGCACCACCACCGCCAGCGCCAACAATAATCGCAGAAGCAGTACCAACGGCAGAAGCACCGCCACCACCGCCGCCTGCGCCACCGCCACTAGAAACACCACCATTACCACCACCAGCAAAACCTACGCCACCAGTTCCACCACTTCTATTTCCACCAGCATTACCTCCACCACCAACATAAACTCTCAATGATCCATTATTACCTGGATTGATATTTGCTACAACTCTCTTTCCAGGAAGACCAGAACCAGCGAACCACCCAGTTCCACCATCACCAAGACCACCAGATCCTCCACCACCGCCTCTTACTTCTACTTGAAGATTAGAAAGAGGCCAAGTATTTGGAATATTATATGAATAGAAACTTGAAGATGGGGTACTGAAACTCTCAACTACATTATTTGATCCAGTAAATAGTGTTCTAGCTCCATCACCACCTTCTCCACCAACATAAGAAGAAATAGCACCAGCTCCACCCTGAGAAGAACTGCCACCTCCACCTGGAAGACCATCATAATAAGAAACACGAGTTAGAGTAGCACCACCAGTAAGAGAAGTTGATCCCCCATTGGAAAGTGAACTTATATCAACGGTTTGTACTGTACTTCCACCACTTTTAACATATACAAATCCATCTCCCCCAGCACCACCAGTACCACCCGAATCTCCCCTAACTCCACCACCAGCTCCAGTTGCTCGTGCTTCGTAAGTATATCCGTTTGCGCTGAAAGAATAATAGGTAGCACCACCAGAACTGCCAGCTGTATTAGTTGTAGCACCGCCGCCACCAGCACCACCCAATGCCACAGCAATGCTGATTAATGGAAGTTCAGCAGAAGTTGGAGCAGAAACAGCATAGCTTCCAGCAGTAGTTTGATTTAATTTGTTTATTGTGGTTGTAAATGTATCCCCAGGAATAAAAATTGGTTTTCCACCAATTACATAATTATTATCAATATCATAAACTGTTGGATCTGGTGTTCTAATTTCCACAATAATTTGTGATGGGAAATTACCAGCGGCTAGATAATGCGTTTCAAGTACAATTGTTCCGCCACTACCATTTGTAGCAAATGTCAGTGCTGTTCCTCTCAAAGCATTATATCTACTGGATGCTAACTTTATTCTATTGGCATCTACTTTAATAACATACCATTCGGTATTTGCGCTGAAAGGTGCTGTAGTTCCATTTAAATTTACTTGAGCAAGTGTAGTCTGATCATTTGATTGAACTCTAATTTTATATCCAGACTGAAGTTCATGACCAGTTATCGTTATTGTTGTTTCTCCACCAGTGCTAATGATAGCAGAACTTGAAATTGTTTTTGTTGTTTTAGATCCTATTCCACCAACATTACCATAAGTAGAAGCATTTGGATCTGGAATAACATAATCAACAATTCCATGACTATGGAAAAGTGGTACACCAGATTCTGGCGTAAAGAAATTAACCTGTCCCGTACCACTCTTATATCCAGCAGCATGATTGTCAGCAAAAGCACCAGATCCTTCAAATGTACCAGCCTGAGGAGCATCTGATGTAAGAATAGCATGTTCATGTTCTGGAACAGCTGCGATTGGTTTTTCTTGTAATGGTCCAATTTGAATTGAAACTTGACCAGTAAGAAAACCAGAAACAAATTCAGTTACATTATCATATCCAGAGATAACAATATTACCAACATCAAATAAATCTTCCTGTTGTGTTTTCGAGAAAAACCATCTACCTCCAGTGGCACCAACTGTAGAGATTACGTTACCAGAGACTGGCGATCCTCCACCAGATACACCTCCACCAGCACCAACTAATTTTCTAGTTTTATAATCTGGAACAGCAAAAGTAACGGAACTACTAGATCCAAAGCTAGATGGATTATATGTTCCTCCAGTGCCACCATATTGATTTCCAATTGCTCTGTAAAGCAAAGGATAATCATCGGCATCATAAACAGATCCATCACAATATAAAAATCCTGGATATTGATGAATTGGGTCTGTAGATGTGGTATTACTTACAGTAACAATTTCAACTCTAGCAGTTCCACTACTTCCTGGTTGATCAATGTAAACAACATCCCCAGTAGAATATCCGTATCCAGATCTTTTGATAGTGGCAAAATTAACAGATCCATCCAAATTTGCTGATACACCAACTCTAAGTCCAAAACCAGTTGCTGTTGCTAATGTAAAATTACCAGATGATCCAATATCAGTAATATTATAATATTTTCCAGCTGTAACATCACCATTACTTCTTGTCAATCTAAAAGTATTATTATTTACTTTCTTAACATAAAAAGTAAATCCTCTTTCAAATTGAACACCACCAAGTCCACCAGAAGATAAATTAGCAGTCGCCGTGGCATTACTACCACCTCCACCAGTTATAGAGACTTGTGGAAATTGATATCCTTCTCCACCATCAACAACATTAATTGCTGACACAGAACCATTCGTTAAAACACACTGAAAAGATCCAGCAGTGAAAGGACCACTACCATTATCTGTAACTTGAACAGAGGGAACACTAGTGTATCCAGAACCACCATTTGTAATAGTAAAACTTTGTATTGATGCTCCAAGTTTACATTTATTTGGTGCTTGTTCTGCTTCAATTACAGTTACTTTATCTCCATCAACAAATGGATGGTTTGGATAAGTAATTACATCAGTTGTTGCTCCAATGTTGCCAGTAACTATTCCAAGTGTAATAGGAACTGTAGCAAATCCAGCAGTACTAGAAAGATCGGTATAATAATTGCTTCCACCACCAGATCCAGAAACAACAGATCCTAAAGCAAGAACTACTCCATTATCAGCTACTTTGTTATCATCAACTTTAAGAACTGGAACTATCGCTCCAATTGGAAAAGTTGATGATGTAAAGGTTACTTTATCAGTTAGATAATTAGAACGTGTGGATCTTGCCATCTTATTTTACTTATGCCTTGATTAAAAAATCTACCATGATAAATGGAGCAATCAAACCATCCAATTTAGTGTCTGTCTCTGGTTGAACATTTACAGTGGCAGACATTCCATCAGTACTTACAAAGAACTCATTAGTATTTAACGTATAAGCAGTTGGTGTAATTGTGTAACTTATAGTATGAGTATGCTCAGTTGGATCCTCTTCATAATCAAATGCTTCTGTTGTTTCGACAATGTTTGAAACTTGAGGAAATGCTGGTGTTGTTCCATCAATAGCAGTATCAAATGGTAAAACATTACGAAGAGAAGAATTATGCGAATAACCATTAGTTCCGCTTTGTGGAATATTATCATCACCAACACCTTCAGCACCTTCAACATAATTAGCAGAAACTGTTCTACTTGAAGAAGCGCACCCCATCTGAAATCTTCCAAGTAAGATAACGTTAACATAACAAGGACCTTCTGGAGTTGTATCAACTGGATAACTTTTACCAGTTGGAACTAAACAACTAGTAATAAAACCAGAACAAGAACCTTTACATATTCCATAATATTCAAAAGTAGTTCCAGTTCCACCACCAGTGTATGCTCCGCTATTCCAAGTTTCAGACTGCGCGTAAAATTTACATGCTGGTTGTTCACTAGTAGCGTCAAACCAGTTTCCAACACCAATCGTAGATGCGTTTGTATAATAGTTTAATTCAAACACATCACTTCCGCCAGCTCTCTTAATTCTACATCTATATGTTGTAGTGTAGTGAGCGTGTGGTTGGAATGCTGTTGCTGGGACAATTTCAACATCTGGTGCTCTAGGTCTTGTAAATCCAACATTTCCCCTAAGATCTACAGATAATGGAGGTATTCTAAATTGACCAGATAAATCAATGTTGACTGTTGTACCTACATTTGATGTAGCAGATATAGCAACACCAGATCTGTCTATTGTCAATCCAGTTCTACTAACAACTGTACTGTCATTGATAACACCCTGATCAGAACCACTACTTGCTTTAATAAATTTAGATCTTAAATCTGGAACTTGAAATTGATTCTCATTCAGAGTTATTCCTTCCTGTTTAAAAGCACAAGCATCACCTGTTCCCAAAATTTCAGCAAGAGCTGGATATGTAGTTGAATTATAAATGCTCCCGTCACATCTCAAATATCCAGAAGGTAGCAATGTTAGGCTAAGTCCCAGTTGAGGATCATTGACATCAAGTTCTCGTGGAAAAGCTACAATTGTTCCAGTTGTTGTTCCTATCTTGGTTCTTTCTTGATTTAAAAATACTGCCATATTAGTATGCCCTTATAATCATTATGATTGTTTGAGATGGAGTATTTGTTTCCATTTGTAGATTTAATGCTTTATCAATACTAGAAACATTTACTGTATATGATTGGATATTATTGAGTGCTATGTTAGTTGGTGCTCTCAATCCAGAACGAGTCATACTAATATCAAAACTAAAATGATTGTGTGCTGCTAAGCTAGCTTCGGTAAAATTTTCTCCAGCGTGACTAAGATTAGTTGGATATGTTTCAGTAGTGTCACCATTTAAATAATTTGGTCTACCAAGAAGACTAGGATAAGCAATTGGAAATGTTCCAGTATGCGCTACTTCTTGGTGATTGTAGTTGTATGTATCTGAAAAAGCACCAGTGTATGCTCCAGATGCTGGAATATTTCTGGTCAATCCAACAGCAGGAATTGTTGCTTGTTGAAATGTCTTTGTAGTATCAGTGAGAACCATTGTATTCTCATCATAATAAGTGATCGGTCCATATCCATTTGTCCAAACATCTGGTCCATCAGCGGAAGTAACACCAGTTAAGTTTGCTGATTCGTAATTTGGAGATCCAGAGACTTGATATGTTGGAGCTTCAAAAACTTGAACATATCTACCACTAGTTACAGCAGTTGTATATTGTCCACTATGTTTGTGACCTGGAGTATGGTCAATTCCCAATTTTCTACCAACCACATAATAAGTTTTAGACCAAGTTGGATCATTCAAACTGAATTCTGTAATTCTTCCAGCCATATTATCAATTGGATCCATCTGAAAGATAAGATCAGTATCAGCACTATAAAGTGCTGGTGGAGTAACTCCAGTTCCATCTTCAGATATCAGACCACCAACAACATCATAAGCATTTGATTGATTGTATTGATACTTTGTTTCTAACAGATAATCTTTTTCAAGATCAACCATTGCTCTTCCGTTTAGATTTGGAACTCGGAAAAGATCACTTTCTTCAAAGTCAGGAAAATTTCCTTGAATAGCATCTTCAGTTGGTCCATAGGTATTACCAAGTATTGAAGCTAACAAAGGATATCTTTCTGCTGGATATGTAGATCCATCACATAATATCCACCCATGTGGAACACCATTAGGATTATTTCCAGTAACGGAAGAGCTGCCGCCCCAGGGCATAATAGTACCCACTGGGGCGCTCTTCATTGTTTTTAGACGATTGTAGAATGCCATCAGAGTTCAGTCAACCACCAACCTTGATACGTAGCAGGAATAAAGTTATCTCCATCAGTTTGTCCAACATAGATTAGACCAAATGAAGCGTTCT